TGCGTTTGAGGGAGGCAGTAAAAGAGGCAGGCGAGAGCGACGAAGCAGTGACCGCACTCGACAAACTAATAGCTACGATAGAGACACAAACTCCATGAGCACCTACATTCCGCTTATATTGGTGTGCATTAGTTTGATAGTGTGGTGGAGTTGGCCATGACACGACGGTTCATAGATGCCTACGCGGCAGCAACTTGGTACGAGGGCTATTGGTACCCGGTGCTAGAGACACCGGGACAAAACCCTGAGTGCATTACAGGGGTACGCTACAGCAACCATGCAGCGGCGTGCATACACGCTGAGCGCATACTGGAGCAAATGACCGAGGCCATTGTAACCATACTAAACAAACACAAGATAATCGAACTCATAGCACTGAAAGAGTAACCAAATGCGCCTCTTTCTCACATTCGTCGGCGCGGCGCTTGGCTTGCTGTTCGTCCTGCCCCTTCTGATGTGGGTTGGTATATGGTGGTTCAAGTTTGTACTTGGTGCACAGTTTTGTGGTTCAATGCCGGTGGGGCACTGCTAAATAGGAGTAACCAAATGCCCAACGAACGCAACATCACCGACGAAACCTGGGGACAGCGGGTGCAACGTGTGTTTGCTGACCTAGCAAACAAGCGAGAACTCGACCCCAAATACACGGAGGAACAAAACCGACAGCTAATGCTGGCCGACGCGCAGTACAGAGCCGACAAGGAAATGTTCGACGACATACACTACATGCTGCGACAACTACTAAAGGGAACAACAGTATGATGTACGCTGGCATAGGTATCTGCATAGGACTACAAATCGTTATCTTACTAAAAATGCGATGTGTAGATCGTCGCCTTGCCGTCATGCACCATGAAATCAACATGCTCAAAACGGAACAACAACCATGATCGACATAGACAAGTTGCGTGAAGCCATGCCGAACATTGCAGCCACGCTCGGCGAGACAATGGCAAATGGCGCGCTCAAGATGTGCCAAGATTTTCAAATGACATTGGAGGAAGCAGTTCCTTTGGTGTCTATCGTCTATAAGTTGGAGGACATCAACTTGAAGGTTACATTGTCACTCGAACTCGTGCCACATGAGCAGGAGGAAGATGACAACGAGAAAGGAACACCCAAATGATTAACGCTATCGCACTCGGCATCACCGCCCTAGCACTGGTAATTAACGGTGGCTTGCTTTACTACAACTGGACAAGAATGATCCGAGAACGGCGGGTGATCCAACACCAAACTCGGTCGTTCGAGTTACTAAACATCATGCTGATCGACCTGTGCTTTGACGCATGGCGGCTGCGCGGACATCCTCGCCTCCCGAGAGCCTTGGACATTATGTACAACACCCACGAAGACAGCGACGACACACCTCCCACCTCGCGCCGACGCCGCCACCTGATCTGAAAGGGAACAACTAAATGGCTCTACTACAAATGATCTGCACACCCAACGGCTATGCGATCACCGACGAACACAACCAAGTTTACATTAGGTTTAGTGTGAAGATGGGCCAACCAATCTACATGGACCACTATCGCGACCCGTCGCGGCCTGAGATGACCAGCATATTCCTGCGGGGTGTTCTGGCAGCCGCCGCGCAATTCGCGTTCCCCCTTCACCGATAGAGAACAAGGATCGAGTCCTAACACTTTGATAAAAATGACAAACAGAAGACGACTTGCAGACCATCCACAAATCACGCTATAAGCGCGACCCGAACAGGCCGGACATTCCCCACCCAGGGGAATGCGGCAGCTATCCCTAAAGTAGCGTGTGTAACTACAACCAAATCACATGCTACTACTGAAACGCAAGGTTGTCGGATTTTATGCCTTTCAAATGGTTCTGTGTCCAAACGAAAACCCAAAAGGCATTCAGTGCTAAGGCACACATTACACGCCTCGGGTACAACACATTAATGCCCGTGGAGACTAAAATATTTAAGTACTACGGCGTGGAGAAACAACAACTCGTCCCGCTGTTTGGCAATTACGTATTCACCCAATTTGATACCGACTTTCCTGATTGGCGTCGCATTTGGTCACAACCTGGGGTGCGCCGTATTTTCTCGACAGCACCCAACACACCGACACCGATACCGGATCGCACTATCACCTCGCTGCAACAATGCACCACTACCGATGATGACGAAATACAGATCATCAAACCAAACTGCGTAGTGAGAGTAATCGCCGGTCCTTTAGCTGCTACAGAGGATCAGCTACCCACCACTGGGATATGCAGTTGGACACGCGGTCATAAGGCCGCACTGCTCATGGAGATAATGGGTGGCAGCATTGAAGTAGTCTTTGACCTAGACAGCTTGGAACTGGAACATGCCCCGTAGAAACCTACCATCCGAGAAACCCGGTCGTTTGGGACAACCCGATCCCCGGCGTTATGCGAACAAGCAACTAAACGGCCATCGCTTCGCACCCGCCAAATGGGTTGAAGACGAGTGCCAGCGTTACGCGGATGAACATCCCAACCCGGTTAATGCGCGTGACGGCAAGCGCGGCGGCGTTGTTAAATTCCAGCCGCACTACCCGGAGATGGCATTTCAACTTCGCCTCCTGGGCGCGTCCAACCGAATGATCGCAACCGCGATGGATACTACTGAGGAAACCGTCTGGCGCTGGTGGCACGGTCCTAAATTCATTCCTGAGTTCAAAGAGGCTATGGAGCGCGGCGGCACACTTGCTGATGCACGCATGGCCGAAGCAACATATCATCGCGGCCTCGGTTACAGCCATGATGAAGAAAAGATACTCGTGGTCGACAAAGAGGTCGTCAGAGTTCCTACTATCAAGCACTACCCACCGGATATGGAAGCCGCAAAGTTCTGGCTGACCAACCGGCAGGGCAAGACCTGGCGCAATCGCACTACAACAGAACTCACCGGCGAGGATGGCAAACCGCTAATGCCACCACAGCTTATCGTGCAAGGTGTCGATCCTAAATGACCCCGCATGAGTTTGCCGAGATGTGGTACGATCTAGCTGAGTGGAGCATCGGTCGTCCTAGTACCGAGGTCATCGCCCACATCAACCGATACTACGTGGGCGAATTGCATGGCGGCGAACGTGTTGACGGGCTGGTCGAGTTTGATCCGCGTACTAGGTCGCTCGTAGCTTTAGTCTCACACAACGGTGGCTTGGGCGATTTGGAAATCGAGATAGCGGACCCATGATTGCCGACCGGCACTGGGCGAGCTATTTGGGGAGGGATGTCCCGGTCGGCTTCGGACGCCCTCCCCTTACTAAAAGGGAGAAAACCAAATGATGTTCTTGCAGCATTACCGGCTCACTCGTGTTGCGTCAGACAAAGGTGGGCACAACCACATCTCGCAGATTACCGAACGCCCACCCGCTCCCGCACCGCTACGCATGGAGGACACGCCGCAAGCTGACCCGGTACGCGACACCATCGACAAAGCTGAGAAGGCATTGAATGACCGGCTTGTCGGCTCACCAGATCGCACAAGGCTGCGTCGCGCGCTCGATACGGCTGATGCACCCGCCCATGAAGCTAAGACGGACAGGACGGGACAGGACAAGGCGGTAGGACGTATCTTCAGTAAGGGCTGAGCCATGTTCAAGCCGCACTTCCGCGAGTTCAGATCGTCTCCATCACACATCGTCGCCGTGTTTGACTGCGAACCTTACACCTACTACGACTGGAACCGTGGCGGCTGGCGATGGAAGGCCGAGAGCGCGTTTGACAAACCGTCGCTAGAAGTGCGTATCGCCAACCTCGAAAAGCAGGGCCTCGATGTCAGCGAGGAACGTTCGGTTATGGTAGCGTGGCCGGAGTAGAAACCAAATGTCCCCATTGATTGTAATTCTTTTGATCGTGTTGCTGATCGTCCTATTAGGCGGCGGCGGTTACTACGGACACATGTATTACCGCAGGCGCTACCACCCATTTGACGCACCAATTTACCCGGTGCGTCCACCCGGCGATGCCGGACCGATCCCACCGGGTGCCGCACACAATCCCGACGCAAGTCAAAGCGGCCTCGCTGCGTACGGTCCGGGATATGGTGGCGATGACCGACCACTCCCTGATCCTGCGAGCGTCACACCGGAACGTCGCGGTTTCTTTCCATTCCCTGAAACCCGCACACCGCCCATCTTCGTTTTGTTGCTTGCGGTGCTGTTAATAATTCTGATCTTTTGTATAATCGCAGGGCTGTTCTACATCGCGCCATGATGACCGTTGGCAAAATTGCTTTAGTGGTAGCGATCGGACTGTTCAGCTATCTTGTAGCTGCATACGGCGTGATAGTGTTTGTTATCGGTTCGGTGGCGGCTGCTTGTTTTGTCATGGCAGTACTGATCTCTCGCACGGTGTAACAGTGAGCCGACGCAACCTCACACGACCCGACACGCCGTCGCAGGGCATACAGGTACCAAACAAATTCGTACCGTTGTTCTGGAAGGAACTACCCGACGGCACACCGATCCGCTACAAATGTTTCTACGGCGGTCGAGGCGGTGCTAAGAGTTACAACTTCGCACGCGCACTCGTGGCAGAAGCCTACACTGCCAAGCACCTCATACTCTGCACCCGCGAGTTTCAAAACACCATCGGCGACAGTGTCAAACGTGTTATTGAAAAGCAGATCGAAGCACTGGGTTTGCAGTCGTGGTTTCGCATCACAGAATCGTCCATTGTCTGTCCGCTCACTGGTAGCGAGTTCATATTCAAAGGGCTGCGTCGTGACATCCAAGGCATCCGCTCACTTGAAGGCGTGACACGCTGTTGGATTGAGGAAGCGCAATGGACCACACAGGACAGCTTGCTCATTCTCGATCCGACAATCCGCGAGCCGGGCAGTCAGATTTGGATTAGCTACAACCCCGTCAATGATACCGACCCAGTACACCAAATGTTTGTCGAGCGCCCGCCCGCCGATGCGTTCGTATCAAAAGTGTCGTGGAAAGACAATCCATGGTTCCCACCCGAACTCGAGCGTTTGCGTGTGAGGATGTTGGAACAAGACCACGATGCGTACGACTGGGTTTGGGAAGGTGAGTGCCGCAAGATATCAGCCGCCGCTATCTTCAAGGATCGTTATATTGTCGAAGGCTTTGACGAGCCGGAAGTTGTCGACCGATATTTTTATGGTGTGGACTGGGGATTTTCCAACGATCCGATCTTCGCTACTCGGTCATACATCCACAATGAAGACCTCTACGTAACACATGAGTTCTGCGGCGTCGGCGTGGAGATTGACGATATCCCAGTTGTCCTAGCTGGCGGCATCTCACCTCGCACCGGGATTGAATACACTGGCATTCCCGGTATACGCGATTGGCCGATCAAAGCCGACAACGCGCGACCGGAAACCATTAGCTACGTGCGCCGACAAGGATTTAGTATCGAGGGCGCAGAGAAGTGGAGTGGTTCGGTTGAAGACGGCATCGCCCACCTAAAAGGCTTCAACAAAATCCACATACACACGCGCTGTACTAACATGCAACAAGAGGCGCGGCTCTACAGCTACAAAGTCGATCCGAAGACCGAAGACGTGCTACCTAAACCCGAAGACAAACACAACCACGGATGGGATAGCCTGCGCTATGCACTAGACGGATACATCCATGCGCGAGGCGGACTTGGCGTTTGGGCGAAGTTATAAATCCATGTCGGGGTATATTTGAACTGGCAGGGCGAGCCACGGTCGGGCTAGTCCGGGTTTGGCATCGCAGGCGGGGTTTGGTGAGGTTTGGTTTGTCGTGGCAGGCATGGTGGGGATGGGTGAGGTTTGGTAGGTTACGGCAGGCTGGGCCGGGCAAGTTGTGGTTGGGTGAGGCGAGGTAGGGCAGACATGGCAAGGCGAGGTTAGGTGAGGTGTGGCAGGCATGGCGGCGTAGGGACTGGTTTGGTTCGGTTAGGTAAGGCAGGCAAGGTTTGGTGAGGTTGGGTAGGGGCTGGTTTGGTATGGCAGGCTTGGTCTGGTTTGGTAGGGTAGGGTTTGGTTAGGCAAGGCAGGCGTGACGCGGCTCGGCTCGGCACCACACGGCGCGACACGTCATGGTCCGGTACGGCTTGGCAGGCGTGGCAGGGCAGGACGGGGTTTGACTAGGTTAGGTATGGCAGGCATGGCGGGGCGGGGTATGGTATGATGTGGTTTGGTAGGGACGTGGCAGGCTGGTCTCGGTTAGGTTTGGTATGGCGCGGTTTGGCATGGCAGGCACGGCCCGACACGTCTCGGTATGTCGAGACGGGGCATGGCGAGGTTAGGCAGGCACGGCCCGGTTTGTCAGGGCAAATCATGGTGGGGCGACGCAGGCACTTTAGGAGTTTGGAACAATGGCCGGTGGTAACGAGATCGCACAGCAAGCAGCGGAAGCACTACGTTTCCAAGCTGAACTCAAATTCAATCAGTACCAACAAATGTTCCTAACTCGTCGCTACGGTGGCGCGGGAACCGGCGGTGTCAATCAGCCCGGTTTTTACGCCGTGTACATGACGATTAGCGGCGTCGGTGGTGTTACCGCGACAACTATGGGGCCGGTACCAGCGGGGTCGACAAAGATCGCAGGCGTCGGTGGTGTGACGGTTGCACCCGTACTTAGGGTCGCAGCAACAGCACGCATCAATGGCAATGGTAATGTTATCATTGCACACGGCTAGCTTGGCGAGGTACGGTGTGTCAGGGTAGGGCCAGGTCAGGCAGGCTCGGCGTTGCAGGGTCTGGTTTGGTTCGGTAGGGTTTGTCACGGCAGGCAAGGCAACGCTAGACTAGGTTTGGAAGGGTCCGGTTCGTCACGGCGACGCAGGTTCGGCGAGGTTAGGTTTGGTGTGTTAGGGTACGGTGCGGCAGGCTGCGCGGGGCAAGGCATGACGTGTCTTCGTGCGGTACGGCGTGGTTCGGCAGGCAGGACTTGGTTTGGTAGGACGTGGTGCGGTGGGGCAGGCTCGGCTCGACAACGCACGGTTAGGTCAGTCTCGGCATCGCAGGCGCGGTATGGCGGGTTTTGTCTCGGTAGGGTTAGGCATCGCAGCGCAGGCATGGTTAGGCGCGACTGGGTAGGCTTCGGTATGTCTAGGCTCGGCAGGCTCGGTGTGGGACGGTAGGGTAAGGTTCGGTCTGGCATGGCAGGTTTGGCAGGCTCGGTTTGGTATGACGAGGTTTGGTGTGGCCTGGTTGGGCAGGCTAGGTATGGAACGGTCAGCCTCGGCGGGTCCTGGTCAGGCAGGCTCGGTTTGGTATGGTTGCGTTAGGTACGGCGTGGTTCGGCAGGCATGGAAACGGTGGGGCAGGACGGGGTTTGGTTCGGCAGGCACGGTTTGGTAGGGTAGGGTTTGGTTAGGCAAGGCAGGCGTGGGATGGATGGGTTCGGCTCGACATGGTTAGGCAAGGCAGGCGCGGTTAGGTTCGGTTTGGTACGGTTGGGCAAGGCAGACTTGGTATGACATCGCTCGGTAGGGCAAGGTAGGGCAGGGCAACGCAGGCGCGGTTCGGTATGGTTAGGCGCGACAAGATTAGGTAGGGCAGGCTCGGTTAGGCTTGACGAGTCGAGGTAAGGCTTGGTACGGCAGGCGAGGTTTGGCATGGCACGGTTTGTCATGGTGCGGTTGGGCAGGCTTGGTTTGAAAGGATGTAGTATCAGCTATGAGCGACACAGACACTAAACCACGTGTCCGAGTGCAGGCTGGTACGGCTGCGTTCGTCGGCGACACGTTTCAAAACATGGCCGCGAACCTCGGCTATGGCACCAACAACCTTAGCAGCGGTGCGTCCTACGGTTTCAACCCGCTTTCACGCAACCGCAATTTGCTCGAGTGGATGTATCGCGGCTCGTGGCTTGTTCGTAAAGTTGTTGATTGCCCGGCTGACGACATGACGCGCGAGGGCATCGCCATTGAAAGCGATATGGCACCGGACCAAATTGACGAGTTCACTGCGTACTGGACAAATCTTCAGTTGTGGCAACGTATGAACGCAACCCTAAAGTGGGCGCGTTTGTACGGTGGCGCTCTGTGCGTTCTGATGATCGACGGGCAGGATATGTCGACACCACTACGCCTCGATACAGTCGGCAAAGGACAATTCCAGGGCTTGCTCGTGTTGGATCGTTGGATGGTCTGGCCGAAGGACAAACTGGTAAAGGACTACGGTGCGGATTATGGGCGACCGGAGCAGTACGAAGTTGTGGCCGACGCGCGATCAGTGCCGCGCATGACGATCCACCACACACGTTGCATTCGATTTGACGGTGTGGAACTACCCTACTGGCAGAAGATGGCGGAAAACGATTGGGGCCTCTCTGTCATTGAGCCGCTATGGGATCGCATGATCGCGTTTGACAGCGCAACTCAGGGTGCAGCGCAACTCATTTACAAAGCACATCTGCGCATTCTCAAACTGCCGCAGTATCGCGAACTGGTTGCATCCGGCGGTCCGCTATTCCAGGCAGTACTAAAACAAATCCACATGATACGCGCGATGCAGACCAATGAAGGTCTGACCGTCATCGACGCGGAAGACGAGTTTGACAGCCAGTCGTACAGCTTCGCTGGGTTGTCTGACATGATGATCCAATTCGGCCAGCAGGTTTCGGGCGCGGCTGATGTGCCCATGACGCGCATGTTTGGACAATCGCCGGCTGGCATGAACAGCACCGGCGAAAGCGATCTGCGCAACTACTACGATGGCGTCAAATCGCATCAAGAGTTCCGACTGCGCCGACCGGTAAAAATGCTGTTGGATGTCACGCATCGGTCGCTTTACGGTCTACCGCTACCAAAGGGTTTCAACTACAGCTTCAAACCGCTGTGGCAGTTGACCGAGGAAACCAAAGCGCAGATCGCATCGTCGCACGCACAGTCGATCGACGGCCTACTACAATCGGGCGTGTTCACACCGGTTATCGCACTAAAAGAGATCAGGCAATCCAGCCGCATTACTGGGTTTGGTTCTAACGTCACTGACGAGGACATCGAAGCTGCGGCGTCGGCACCTCCACCCATGCCCGATATGGGCGGCGGAATGCCAGGACAGGAAGGCGCTCCACAAGGACAGGAAGGCGCGCCCGGTGCTGCACCTCCTGGTGCGCCGCCAGGGCTTCCCGCGCCTCCTGGTGGACAGGGACAAGCCGCATTGCCCGCGCCCGACGGTGGACAAGCGCAGGCTGGTGCACAGCCTCCCGCGCAGTTGCCCGCACCGGCTGTTGCGAGCGGAAGCACATTAGAAGTTACTAAACGCCGTTCGCTTGCAAAGTTGCTGGCGAAGGCTATCCATCGCATTGCAACAGGTGGACCGCCGGTCAACAGCACGACCGGCGCACAGCCGACCGACAGCGAGGTTGACGACAGCCTCGATCCGCCAGAGACAACTGCACACATCCGTTTGCATGAGGGCGTAACCGCTCGCGTGCATCTGCCAGGTACACACGTCAACTTCGATCATGTGACTGTTGGCGGCATGGACGTGGTGGTTGAAACTCCCAAGGGTGACACGCGACGCGGATACGGTTGGACCAGCGACGGAATGCCAGCGGCGTATGGTTACATCGACGGCGCTGATTTCGATGCGTTTGTCGGACCAAATCCAAACAGCGATCAGATGTGGGTTATCGAGCAAGTCGATCCGGTCCATCGCACACATGACAGCTACAAGGCAATGCTAGGTTATGACTTCCGCGAACAGGCGTTGGTCGACTTCCGCGCGTCGTTCTCGGAAGACCGACTTGGTATTGTACGGGGCATGGGTGTCGATGTGTTCCGTGATTGGCTGCGGGAGCGTAGCTATGGATAAACTCTACTCGGTTCTCATTCGCTATCGTGATGCGAGCGGCGAGGAAAACGAACTAAATGTCACCGTCAACGCAGTGGACCGTGACGAAGCGATTGCGGAAGCTATTGCTTGGATGATGCCACGTAGCAAGTTTGCTCACCTCCTCGCCAGACCGGAGGCACAACTTTATGTTGACTGTTGACATAAAACCCGGTCGCACTACACGCCTCGATGTGCGCTGGCGCGACGCGCGGCGTTTCGAGGAAACCAAACATCCACGCGGACAACCTGGTAATGCGGGCGAGTTTGCGAAGACCTCTGGTGGCAAGAGTGTCAAAGCCAAACCATCAAAGCCGCCAATGCCGACGCATACCGTTGAGTTGCGCAACAGAGAGGCCGGCATGAAGGCTACGGGATACGTCAACCCGTCAAGGAACGACGTAGCCAAACTGATGAACAGCTCGAAGATACAGCAAGGCTCTGGTTCTAACTCGAAGTACTCTTACGATGTTCGCGGCGCACAGGACGCCAACGGTAATTTGGTCCTGTTCAAAGCATACGACATGGATCACTGGGCTGCGTCTGAAGTGCTACCAAAACACGTCAAAGGATGGGAGACAGATCACTTCGACAACGCCGAAGGTGATTTTATGTTGGTAGGGGTGCCAGGACTTGCCAACAAGGAATACCCGTATCAGATCGGGCGGTTTGCAGTGAGGTTTGAGGGTATACTGAGTGAGTACCCCGACAAAATCCAAAGCCGCCTTAGTGAACTGGTGGGGATTAAACCAACACGCGACGCATTTGAAGAAACCAAACACCCACGCGGACAGCCGGAGAATGCAGGGCAGTTCGCACCGGCAAACAATCGCCAGGAACGGTTGCTCGCACACATCAAAAGCGGCAACGACTACATGTTCCACGAGACGATGAAGGGCATCCCAAAGAAACATCCTGACTACGCATATGGATTAGCACGGAAGGCGGCAATCGCACCGAAGGCTGCTCCCTACCATTCGTCGGGTACTAAATTACCGTCTGTGGTCTATCGAGGTTTCACGGCTACGCACGGCAACGAACAGCGGTCGTCAATGGCACCAAGCGGTGTGTACGTTTCGGCAGACCCCGGTGTTGCCAAGCAATACGGCAACATGACATCCTACCAAGTGCACAAGCAACCGAACTTGCTTGACCTCAAAGATCACAACGGACCTGCGAAGGCTCTCGTCGCTGCCTACCTCAACAAGAAAGCAGACAAAGTTACAAAGGAAGAGTTCGACGAGGCAATTATCAACCTCTTTGTCCAGAACGAGGCTGCTGACCAACTTAAACCTCACGGATTTGACGGCTATCGCCTCGGCGCAGACGTGTTCCTCGTTGGCAACCTGAGCGACTACGCGAAGCCGACGCACGACGCATTTGAAGAAACCAAACACCCACGCGGACAGCCGGAGAACAAGGTGCCTGCACTGGAAACCGACGACACTACCGACACCGCTGCATTCTACGCGGCAGAGTGATGAAACTAAATGTCAGGTACGAATGGCAACGGTACTCGTGGGCGGGCGCTGTTTGATCGCGCTGTCATTGCAATATTTAGTGTTGTGATCGGCACTGGCATCGGTGCAATCTTTTGGTCGGGTGGTGCGAGCCGCGAGTTGTCGACTGACACGTTAGCTATCAGTACCCACAACGTCAGATTGGACAGCCAGCAATTAGAAATTAATGTACTGTCAAACGCCGACGTGTCCCATGTGGAGGACATAAAACAGTTGCGCCGCGACGTTGACGATTTACGCATTTACCAGCAACAATCGTTAGAAGACCGGCGACGGTTGGACGTGCGTATAACAACATTGGAAACGGTCGCTCGGCAGCGACAAATGGATAACCCCTATTAGAACCAGCACAGACTGGATCAGCATGAGGTAACACCATGAAAAACATCGCAGAGCTGGCTTTGTATCTGTTCCTAGTTTCAACTCTAGCCCATGCCGACGCAACGCACTACTATCCGTGGTTGCCATTTGAAAACTTCCCGACGCCGACCGAGAACACCGACATTCTGCGGTTGCTGCACGGTGCCGTGCTTTTGGTAACCGCACCGACGCCGGACTTCCCTGCGGTTATCGAAGTGCTACAGATGGCGCTGGCGCTTGCACAGAACGACCACACGCCGCAGCCAAAAGACATGTTTGCCGACCCGACGGTCAATCAGCAACTGATCGGACAAATCTCGCTCGCAATCGACACCGCACACGAAGCTAACGCAAAGGCTACCAAAGGCTTCATCGACTTGGCGATCACCGGCGGATCGTATGACCCATGTCATGCAACTTCAACTTGTGCTGGTACAAACCCTAAGGGGTGAGGAGATGGCTGTTGTAAGAGGAACTCGAGTCGAGGAAACTGTACTGTTGCCTCCATCAAACATTCCTATTCCTGACCCCTCAGAGATAACGCAACGTGAACTCAGACGGGTTAAAGAGGAGTTTAATGCCGCACTCGAACAACGTTTGAAGGCGCAAGAGGCCCTTTTAGTAACGGGTGGTGTTTCCCGACACGAAAAAGCACTCATAAAAATTGAGGCGCTAGATCAACAACACCAGGTTTTTAGAGAAGACATATTGGCTCGCCTCGGGCGCATGTCAGAACACTTGCGGGAGTTCTTTACCGACAAATTGCAGGATGTGCTGACCAAGGTTGAACGTAACCACGAGTTGGTAAAGACGGTTCAAGGGTGCGACGAAAAGGCTATGGCGGCGGCATTGTCCGCTAGCGAACGCTTGGACCAGGCACAGCGTACCGCATTTGAACAACAGATGACCAAGACTGACGCTTCGTTTACTAAAGAAGTCGACAGCTTGAAGCTGATGATTAACGTGACTAGAGAAGCCTCAATGGCCGACATTCGCAACCTCACTGGCAGGTTGGATCGCGGCGAAGGCGGAATGCGCGGACACCGCGAGGAGAGTTCCGACCGACGTGAATCGCAAGCTGCTACCATCGGCGTCGCAGCGCAGATTATCAGTTCGGTTATAATGGTTGTCGGCATCATCGGGTTGTGGGCAACGCTCCATTCGCCGCCTAACGCCAACAGCCTCGTGGTTCCTACCGTCGGCGCTGATACTAAACGAGTGGACGATCTGATATCGGTCATTAACGAACAAAATCGTAACATCAATGCGCGCATGGACGCATTGTCTAACCGTATCAACTTGCTACAACCAGGTGCAATCCCGCCGTCTAGTTCCTACTCGTACCCCACGCAAACCTTCCCCTACCCACCGCAACAGACCTTCCCATTCTCTACGCCGTCCGTGCCGAACAGATAAAGAGAGGAACAGAAAAAATGCCGTCACTGACAGTTCACTTGAAGCGCGCCAACGGAACGCCTATTGGCGACGTGGAAATGGAAGACCAAGTTTGGGCGAAGCTGGACCCGGATGTTGCCGTTCAGGTAATGGAACTTGAGCCGGCCTCAGTTCAAATGGTGTACAATGACGAACTCGCAGTCATCATGCGAATTGTCGATGGCAGCAATGTTGAGTTCAGACTTTGCACGAAGGCGGAAGCCGAAGACATCAACAACGCTTTTGGCGGGCGAGGTAGTCTATACGTGGATGCCTACGTGCTTCGTGCCGACGGGACCATTGAACACTAAGTTTGGAGAGCGACATGGCACAGTTCGGCGACCAAGACTCAAACTACTACGATCACCCGACACTGGTGCGTGTCACTCAGGTCGATATTCCGCAGGCTGGCGGCTGGATTTACCAATTCAAAACCGCCAGCTTCACCACACAGAGTTTTGTGTTTGTACCAAACATGGGTTTATGGGCGGCGGCAATCGCGGACGCCATCGTTGCTGCAACAGGCGCGAAGCAGGCGACGCAGATCGGCCTCGACTTGTCGCATCCAAGCGATGTGACGCAGCATCCGCCCAACTAAGTTGCCTACCCAGCGACGGGGATCGTCGTGACAACGAAGGAGACTATAACATATGGCGAACTACCAACTGCCGAATGATGTCATTCGGACGTTCCACGGCGCGATCACGGCACTCAATGCGGCGGGCGTCGCGGTTCCGGTTCCTGCCGGTTCCACCTACACCGCAACCCCGGATGATGGCGCGACCTCGGTCAACATCGTCATTGCAGCGCCGGACTTTACCATCAACGCAGTCGGTCCCAACCGCGCCGGCATTAGCGTGACGTTCGCAGAGCAGGGCGGACCGCCCGAGACTTCGTTCGTTTGGTTGCTGGACACGGTCGATGACGTGACGCCAGCCGCGGTCAACGTGAACACCACTGTTCAGACCACCGACGTTCCGCAGCCCGCGCCGGCACAGACGCCGCCCGCTGGTCCGTAACCCCTTCGGGCAATTCGGCAGGCACCACTGGTCAAACAAAGGCCAGTGGTGACGTGCTGCAAACATTCGGAGGAACTAAATGAGTTACACAGTAACCGGTACTTTGAAAAACGCCGATGGCAGTACGGCAGGAACGCTGTCCGGCACCGTGACGATGACGCCGCCTCCGCCTATCGGTCCCGTCGCATCTCCCGATGGCACAACTACAACTGTTGCAGCTACCGCACTACTTACCAACGATCTTACCTCGTGGCATTTCACGTCGGCTGGTATTGTTGAGTTCATGCCGAACGGTTCTACCACTTGGGCAGCGGCAGGCTTTACCGCGAGCGTGACGGAACTCTGCAAACAGGGTAACAACATCTACCAAATGGGTAACGGCCAATGGTACCAAGGGTCGATGTCGAACTCGACCACGTTTGGTACGTGGACCGGACCTGTTGCCGATCCTACGGGCGGCGGTTCTGTTACCCCGCCCACGCCACCGACCGGCGGATTTTCGATCAGCCAGACGCCGGTTGCCATGCCGACCAATGGTGCGGTCAATGTCAATTTGACATCGCCGACTGGAATGGTAGTCGGTCCTGAACTGTGGGGCGTCTCGCAATCGTCAAGTGGTGGCGGTTGGGGCGGCAGCTTTGCAAACTCCGGTTGGGTTTCTGCAATGGCTGCGCTGGATGTGCGTAGCTGGCGGTTGCAGGGCGAGGGCGTGGTGTCGTCCATCTTTGGTGGGGCCGGTTCTGTCACTCCAAACTGGGCACCGATCAATCCGCTGGTCGCCAACCTCAAACGCGCATTCCCAAATGCCAAACTGATGTGGACGCTGGTCGATCCTGGAATGTCGGGCGGTTACGCCAATGCCAACCCGACCATTTTCGCCAATCAGTGTGTGCAGCTTGCGAACTACCTCGAAAGCAAGGGCATTCACATCGACTACTTCGACATCTTCAACGAGCCGGACGGCGGCAGTGCATCCGCGCAGCAATGCCAAACGATGTGCGCCGCTGTGTTTCCTGCGCTTGCTGCACTAAACAAAGGTTACAAATTCGGCACGTCGCCAACCGGCCCGCGAGGTGTGATCGTCTCGCCGTATCCCGCCGACTGCATCGCAGGCTATCCCGCGATGAACTACGTTTCTGGTCATTGGTACGCGGGCGCAGCCGACGCCGGCAGCACCGCCAACAACCTCGCTTGCGGCATACCGAACAATGGACCGTTCGGTCAGGTTTCCGTCGGCGCGGAAACCTTCAACGGCAAGAAGTATCCATTCGCAATGAGTGAGTATGCGTTTGGTTACAATGGTGGCGGCAGTCCCTCGATCACTGGTGCCAACACCAACATGATTGCATCTGTTACCTACGCGATGATGTTGGCAAACGGCGCTATGACAAACGTGCTTTGGGAAACCGGCGTTTGGGATGGCGCGCAGTCGATCTATGGTTGGACGGGCAACCTTTCGACCATGGCTCCGCATTGCTTCATGCTCGCCAAGGGCGGACAGCTAATGCCGGGCAACATCGTTGCAACCAAAACTAGCCTGCCTCTCGTGGTGCTCGCAACGACAAGTGGTCTGATGATCGTCAACGGCAATCAAACCGGCAGCCAAGTCGGCTCGGTTGTCATGGCTGGCCTACTAAACGCTTCGCTGCACAAGTGGCAGCAGGTGTCGACCGATCAAAACGGCAACTTCAGCAACAACGCCGGCACGACTACTACAATCCAAGCGTCGGCGATGGCGTCGCAGACCTTCCCGCCTTTGAGTGTCACTGTCTATTCGCCGTAAGGATGGGTCGATGGGTTTCGCAATCAGCATCAACACGCCACAGCGTACTACTAAATTTGGTACGCATGACGGCACCGGCGCGCTGCTACGCGGCGAACTGGGATGCGGTTGCGAAGCCTGTCGCCGTCCTGCCCGTGACGCATGGAAAGAGAGTGAGCACCCACGCGGGCAACCAAGCAACGCCGGTGAATTTAGTAAAGGAGGATCAAGTGCCGGACGATCCGAAAGCAACGCTACCGCCTCCCACGGTGGACCAGAACGATCTAGTCGAACATCTCCTACAGAACAATCCCGACCTGACCCGCGAGAAGGCAATCGAACTACTCCAAGCATCGGGAGCGTGGGACGACCCCGACTAAGTGACGCGGACTCAGGTAGTTTTCATCGCGCCATCCTCGCTGCAAAGAACGCACTAAAAGCAACTGGCGCGTCGGTCCATGCGTATGACGCCGACGAATACGCGCATATGCGGTTGTTCCTTACACCGGGTGGCGATGCCGGCTTCGCGTTGAAGGGCGACGACATCGTGTCGGTGTTCAAACACCCCGATGCTAACATCAAAGGCTTTTGTCGCATCGCACTCGAGAAAGCAGTGCAAGAGGGCGGTCGCAGGCTCGACTGCTTCGATACCGTTCTGCCGACCTTCTACAGCAACAACGGCTTCAAAGCTGTTGCGCGCGTCAAGTTTGACGACGAGTATGCACCGGAAGGTTGGGACTACAATGGAATGGCAGCCTTCAACAAGGGGCGTCCTGATGTGGTTATGATGGTGTTCGATCCGTCCAACACGCAGTTGTACAAGCCCGGCGATGGCAAGATGGTTGACAGCTACGAGGCGGCGCAAGAGGAACAAAAGCGCGCACTCGCGACACATGACGCGGGCTGGAATGAGGGCGACCATCCGCGCGGACAGCCGGGCAATGCAGGGCAATTTGGTCCGGGCGGTGGCGGCGGTTCCGAGAAGTCGGAAAGCACACCCAAAGAAACCAAATCGGAAGGTACGCTCGGCCCCAAGAAGTCAGAAACCTTTAGTAAAAAGAACAGCCCGCTGCTAGGTGATTTGAACGGTGTACCGTTCAACAAATTCACACCACCCGGTGATAGCGACCTGACCGCGTGGGAGAAGTACGGCGACGCAGGGCACCCATTTGACGAGCCACCACTACCGCAGATCACCGGCAAACATGAACACCTCGGCGCTGGCGTTATCATTCAGGAACCGGACGGGCGTGTCTGGCTTGCCAAACCAACCAAGGCGTTTGGCGGTTACAAACACACATTTCCGAAAGGCACGGTTGAGGAAGGCATGTCCACGCGGGCAACCGCGATCAAGGAAGCCTACGAGGAAACCGGCCTCCATGTAGAACTCACCGGATACGCGGGCGACATCAAACGGTCTACTTCGACCGCGCGCTACTACTACGCAAAGCGCGTCGGCGGAACACCTTCCGATCACGGATGGGAAAGCGAGGGCGTCACACTCTCGCCGGTATCAGACCTGTTGCATCATTTGAATGTGCCGGTCGATCAGAAGATGGCGATGACATTCCTCGGTGCCAAACACCCACCGATGATGCAGTTGTCTGACCTCAAAAAAGTCGGCGAGAAGTTGGGTACCAACCCCGGCGGAACGTACGAGGACAGCGACGGCAAGAAGTACTACGTCAAGCTGGCAAAGTCTGTTGCACACGCCAAGAACGAGATGTTGGCTGCGAAGCTGTATGAAGTTGCCGGCGCTCCGTGCATTCAATCGCGCCAGGTCGATATGGGCGGCGACAAGATCGGCACTGCGACCGATTGGGTAGACAATATTAAGAACATCGACCTAAACGACCCGGCAGAGCGCGAGGCGGCGCAGCGACATTTTGCAGTGAGTGCGTGGCTGGCGAACTGGGATGCGGTCGGTCAGGGTGAGCACAAGAACGATTGGAACCAGGGCATTGTTAACGGCAAGATGACGACACTTGATCCGGGCGGCTCGCTCTTGTTCCGTGCGATGGGTGGGCTGAAAGGTACCGCTTTTGGTAACGCAGTAAACGAGTGGACTACAATGCGTAGCGGACATGACAACCCGCAAGCCGTCAAGCTGTACGGCAAGATGACACCAAAGCAGCTTGCCTATTCGGCGCAGGCTGTTTTGAATGTGCCGGAAAGCATCATCCGTGATTTGTGTGACAGCTATGGTCCCTACACCATGGTGGACCGCAAAGAGTTGGCGGACAAACTGATTGCACGCCAGGATGACATTGCATTGCGTGTCGAGCCAAGCGGAACCAAAGACGAAGTGATCGGTGGCGCACCACAGGACGATATGGGCAATGCGACCGATCCAAAGCGTAGCCTATTTAGTAAGCTGTTCCGCGATTGGCTGAATGTCGATATCCACTACAAAGACGCCGGATTTGAGGAAAGTAAACATCACCGCGGCCAGCCCGGCAACAAAGGACAATTTGGTTCTGGTGGAGGTGGCGCTGTTGCACCGCCGTCGCCACAGGCACAACAAAACGCCGCAAGTTACGAAGCGCGACGCAATAAGGAACGGGCAAAGGTAGGCCACCCCGCCGCGCCCATGTCGCCGACCGCTAAAGGTCAAAGCCCTGTCGCTCCTGTCGCCCCTCCTGTCGCCCCTCCTGTCGCCCCTCCTGTCGCCGCTCCCGCCAAAGTCTCCCCCACGGCGCACTTGACGCCCGCGCCGCCTGACAGGGAGACATGGCCGGCTCACGTCAAGGCTGCGCGCGTGCCGCCCGCGTGGACCAATGTAATGATTGCGCAGGACCCTAGCAAACACATCTACGCAACGGGCTACGCAGCGAACGGCAAAAAGCAGTTCATACTAAATCCCGAAACTACAAAAGCCAATGCCGAAGACAAATTCGCCCGCGTCAAGGAACTCGAGGCCAATTTCCAGAAGATCAAGCAACAGAACGTTGCGAACCAGAAGCACGCCGACCCGAAGGTGCGCGAGCACGCTGATGTCATGGCGCTGATTATGGAAATGGGAGTGCGGCCCGGTGGCGAGTTGGGTAAAACCAAAGCGCAGTTCCAGGGCTACGGTGCGACAACGCTGCTAGGCAAACACGTACGCATTACCAAAGAGGGTACGCGGTTGTGTTTCGTGCCGGGTAAAAAGCATGGCGAGAAGATCAACCTGCCGGTCGACAACCCCGCCATTGCGTCTATGCTTACTAAACGCAAGCTGACGGCAGGCAATGACGGCAACCTGTTCCCGACCGTCAACGACAAGTCGTTACTCGCGTATACACACACGTTGAATGGCGGCAGTTTCAAAACCAAGGACTTCCGCACGTTGCTCGCATCACGCGTTGCAATGGAGGCATTGCAGGCACACCCCGCGCCTACCAATGCAGCGCAGTACAAGAAAGCGACCAAAGCCGTTGCAACTGCCGTGTCTGATAAACTCGGCAACACGCCGACCGTCGCGTTGCAGTCGTACATCCCGCCTGAGGTCTTTACGGAATGGCGCGCGAGCGCAGGCGTTTAGACAAAAAAGAGCCGGCGGTCACCACACTTGGGGATGTAGGGGAGATACCGCCGGCTCAGTTGAAGGCGCGTAAAGGCAGCAAACCAGGTTCGTTTTGGATGCTGCCAATTTGAAATATACCCTGTCATTCCATGTGCAGCAAAAGGTAACGTCCAATGTTCCTAATCATCATCATTGTCCTGTTGCTGCTACTAGGTGGCGGCGGGTACTACGGGTATGGT